CTAGAGATAGTACCTAAAAAATTAGTTACCGTAATTCCTCTGGTAGCATCCGTCTGATCAACTATGATTAAATCCACTCCGGTAGATACCGTTGCCCTGGGCAGATCTTCAATTTTCTGAGAATACATCCCCACGGAACATATTCCCATTACTAATATTAACAGTAATTTTCTCATATCTATTTTGCTTTTATTCTCAATCCTGATTTAGCAAGTATATATCCTCCGACCTTAGTTCGTATTCCTGCAGTCCCTGGGGAACTCACTACACCATCTATGTTAGAATATCCTACGTCCCTAACGACACCTCTGATTATTATTCCCTGTTTATCCATAACCTTTTACCAATCAAACCCAAACGTAATACTACCACTGGTATATTCGTACCACTTCACTCCGGCACGCCACTTAACGGCTGCCCCGGAGTCTTCTATGGATACGCGATTACCTACTGCCAGAGCTGACCCGTCCAGAGGTACATAATCTTGCCACCCGGCATCCCCTTCACATTGGAACTGAAGGGTAACGGTCATAGCCGATGTATCGGAAGCGGCCGAAGAATCTTCTTCATATTCCCGAATAGAGAAATATACCTGGCGCTCTCCCTTTTCCTTTCGTATTTTCCTTAGATCTACTTCTCCTGTAAAATACCCCAATTCGGAATCGACCGGGGCAGTATCTACCGTAGCGTATTCCTTAAACGGTCCTGATGTTCTACTGTTTGCCATTGTCTTTTATGTTTTTATGTTATAACCTGAAATTATTAAAGTTAATCTCCTTTAACTTAGGATGAACAATCCATCCACTCTGTCCTGGATCTGAATGACGCCCTTGCTTATGATCATACGCATCCGTACCCGATACCGAAGGGCAGCAGCTATAAAGATCCGTTTCAAAATAAGTATGAAAATGACCAAATACATATCGGTGAAATCCTATACTTTTAGCCCTGGTCAAATCATCCATAATAAGTGGTAACCGAGCTTTAGCCTCTTTTCCTATATGCCGTTCAATGGAATACCAGGGAATACCCATCCATCCTTGAATACTATGCCCGTGGGCAAGTAAATAATTACGATTTAATACCGTTACCACTTTCTCATACTGCGGATAAATATTAAATTCTATATTCTTAATCTTAGACAAATAGATCTCAGCGATCTTACCTACCACATAATTAAATGAATTATACCCGGCCTCCTTTGCCTGGGGCTTTTTAGTTAGCCTCGCATGATTGTCTTCTACCAAGAAGTGTACCGTTACTTTTGAGAATGCACGGGCTATAATTCTCATCTGCTCTACCAGAACCTCTGCCGCCTTTACACATTGTACCGGAGAAGGAAAAGCGTTTGTAACCCTCAGTTCATCATGGATATCTCCTGAGATCAGATCCCCAGTAACAAGTACAGCTGCTTCATCTATCTGGTAAGCCCCACGGGTAATATCTACCCACTTACAGAACCGCTGGGCATAATCTACCTGCCGTGATCTGCATATCTCCGGATTAAACTCATTGAAGCCTTCTATTTCGTCGGCATACTGAACCGATCCCATGTGCCCGTCCGAAATACGCATCACAGCAACGCATGGGCTACCTACCTTACCGGATCCAACCTTATACGTATTTGGTAAAGCTAAAACAGGTTGTAAGTTAATAGATAGTTGTGCAAAAAAGTCTTCTAGCTTACCATGAGACCGTTTATATTCAGCAAGGATCTTGTCCTTGTCAGCAATGACGTTCCTCAGTTCTATACTCAGCTCTGAATGCTGTTCTCTAAAATCTGTTAGTTTTTTCATCTCATTATCCCTTCATTTTTCAATGTCTCAATTAATTTAACCTTAGCCCAATAATCTACTGATCCAGCCCGACCTCTGTATTTCTTAAACGATTCACTATCCAATACGGTACTAATACCTGGATAACCCGGACTAAGACCTGACATCTTTATGATGTCTGATTTTTCGTATAACATATCATCCATCAGCTTATTATTAAATACCTGGGATAATATATATACTACATCATGCTTTTTCCTAAATTCTTCTGTTGAGATTCCCATTTTCTGTTTATTTGGTTTAGAAATTGATTTAGTAACTTCTGTCCCATTAAAAGACTCACGAAAAAATTTCCCACAGTCCTTACATTTATATTGTTGTTTGCCTCTGCCGGTACCATTATTATATACATTATCAGAACCACATCCCGGACAATTCATCTTATTTCATTTTTTAATTACAATCAAACCATTTCCATTCAGGTAACTCTATACCGGTAGGATTTTTACAATGTATTATTGAAAGTTCTTTGGTATAATACTCAAGCCATGCATAAATAGTATAAAATTTACTTGTCCATCCAATTCCTGGTATGTATATCTTTTCCATTATAAATTAAATAAAGGCCTCCCGCAGGTGGCCTTCATACTCCTTTAACACTTACACCTAGTATATAGGCTGGTCAATGAGCATATTAAAATTATATCTTTCATATTACCCTTCTGGCTACCCTTTTATCTGCTAGTTTTTTAAACGCTCCACTCGATGCATCCGCCTGGTCCTTATAAGTAGAGAATGGAAAATTCCTTAACTCATCTTTATACACATGGTTCCAGTCTGCTACTAACATCTGTACGTTCCCATTATTCACTTGTACCGAAAAAGGATCCGCCCGGAATACCTTATCTCCGGTAGGGCATTCTTTAAAACAACTATACCCGGCCAGGTTACGGATGGTCGCCTCAGCACTCTCTTTCCCACCTGAGCCGGGTTCTTGTTCTATACCTACAGTTACATTATACCCATCACTTCGGGCGGTTTGTTTTAGAATCATCTCACGTTCTTCACTGGACCACTGCCCACGAACGACATCCTCTATAAGGAAATGCCCATCTGCAAACTTATGCATTTTCACGCCTACCGTAAATGCCCCCGTACCCTGGCTTCCTGCCTTATCCCAATATCTAACGGATGCTATTATGTTGGTAAGCGGTGGCATCCGGGAAAGCATCTGGAAGTGATCCACCTTGAACATCCCTCCGCCTGGCGAAGTAGGATTCTGTCCTATCTGACCTGCATAGCCATATTGTCCCAGGTCAGCTTCAAGATCATCCAGCATCTTCCAATTCAAACGAACTGGATCTAACAAATCATCTTTATAATACTTTATTAATTCTGTGGGTTGAACATGTTCCCGAAAATTACGTATTTCCCCTGGCAGGGATATATGTCGTATATTCTTTTTCTTTTTGGATAGAAGATGTCCGGTTGGATCATCTTGATGTAGTCGTTGCATTACCAAAACAGTAGGGGTAACTGCTTTATCTGTTTTCCGAGTAGGTAAGGTTTGAGTCATCCATTGATTAGCATTCTCAAGTTCCTTTTCCGATGCTGCCTGGGTTGGGTTCAGTGGATCATCTATAATAAGTATATGACCATGGAATCCCATCAACGTTCCTCCTACTGATGTACTATATCTATTACCCCCAAATGCTATACGATCCATCCTACCTTGATACTTAGGAATCCTTTTATAAACTTTAAAATTAGACTTGGTATCCTTATCTTCTTTTATACCTAGTTCCGGATATATTTTCCTGAATGCTTCACTCCGAATTAAATCCCTGCAATACTCAGCTGACTCTAATGATAATGCTGCTGAATAACTCCCACAAATAAATCTCATCCAATACCATAGTGACCAACACCAGGCAGGAAACATTATACTACAGGTAATTGTTTTCGTAGTACCAGGAGGTACATTAAAAATAAGATCATATTTTCTTGGTAAACCTTTGGATACCCTATATACTAATTGTTCTAACTCATCACATAAAACATCTTTAATATGCCAATTAGACTTAAAGGTATCATTACTTACTACTGGCCAGAAATGTTCTATAAAATGATAAAAACTACGATTATTCTTTTCTCTAGTCACTGCATACCGATCACTCAGTATAACTTGATGCTTAGTTTGCGTAAAAGAATTTGATGTATCAATCATTGATTCCATGCTCTGGTAATTCTTTTATTCCTAATTTACTCTGTATTGTATCTAAGGTATCCAATTCTTTATCCGAAAGGGTTGTTAGATCCAGTATATGCCTATGGTCTATGGCTCCCTCTACTCTTCTTATATCTGCCCAGCGTTCTCTTTGACGGTTTCTTAACCAGAATTTACATGCGGCTGTATCGGGTGGATAATACTTTGTTATAGGTGTAATGATTACTTCTCCAGTAAATTTGTGCTTGGATATGTGTACGTCCGGGTGACTATATCCTAAGGCTTTTCTGTATAAAGCTACTTCTACACAAGCATCAAATTCTTTTTTACCCCTGTCCTGAGCTTCCCGGAAGTCTGGTTTGGTTCGTTTCCAATAATGGATGGTATTAATATCAACATCGAATGCTATAGCTAAATCTTCATCCCTTAATCCTTTTAATGTCAATAAATATGCCCTAACTATAATATTATCCTTCCACTTTCCCGGTTTACTTCCAGGGTTTAATACCCCTACCTTCTTTGTTTTTCTGGTAAGATTATATGTTTTTAGCTTGGTGCGGGTCATTCTTACTTAAATTAATTGAGTAAATTAATATATATATATGGAAGAAAAAATATAAAAGATTTTTAGTTAAAAACTTTCCCATTTAAATAATTGATAATTAGTTACTTATAACTTTTCCTCCTTGCAAATTATTATTATTTTTAAAAATAATTGTTAAAAAGTTTTTTTATTAAAAGAATTTAATTAATTTTATTGAGTATTAAACCTTAAAATCATGAAAACAGCAACAAAATCAACTAAAGTTCAACTAATCGTAGATATGTCCCGTTTTTACGATAGTATTGAAAGGGCTACAATTAATATAAGTTCCCCAAAGGGAGGAAAGATATATATACACAAAAACCATTGTAGTTTATTTAACCCAGAAGAAAAAAAGGTTTGGGGGCAACTTGTAAATGGAATTACTGATTTTTCTAAAGAAGAAATGAAATTAATGTTGGCTATGTCAAAGATCCCATTTTTTGCGAAAAAAAGATAACCTCATAGTTATGGAATACTTTAATCAACAATTACATGAGCTAGAACTAAAATTAGAGTACGCTAAATTCTTTCATCCTGCAAAGGTTCCTTATTACCAAGCATTGATTATTGACCTAAAAAAGAAAATATCCCAAAAAAACCAAATATCATGATAAAACCAGGTGATCTAATCGTTCCAAGAGATTATCCAGAACTAAAAAGCCGGGTAATCCAAGTAATAACCCACAGCGCTTTCGATGAAACCTTATATGTAGTAAAAGGTGGAATGAAATATACCAGAGAAGAGATTAAAACTGTTTACCATAAAGTCTAAATGAATCCCCAAGTCAAAAAAGCTGAGATCGTTCGATACAAGAACGGGAGACGTGGAATTAAAATCACTTTCTCATTTAACTTCGAAGACCTCGACCGGGTAAAAAGCCTAACCGAACGAAGGTTTCATCCTGAAGGTAGATACTGGACAGCCCCATTAAGAATGCAATCCGTGGAAAGCCTAAAAAACTGGAATTTTGAACTTTGCCCTGAACTCCGCCAATACCTCCGTAAAACAAAAGTCCACGTAAGCCAGGTATCCGAAATAGAAGTACCGGGACTCCGAAAAGCGCTTTATCCTTTTCAGAAAACAGGAGTAGCTTTCATAGAGGCCAAAGAAGGCCGAGTACTGATTGGTGATGAAATGGGTCTAGGTAAGACTATGCAAGCTTTGGCATGGTTACAGCTACATCCTGAACTTCGCCCTGTTATTATTGTAGTACCCGCCTCCCTTAAACTTAACTGGGCTAAAGAAGCTCATACATGGATGAATAGACCTCGTATACAAATACTATCTGGTACATCGGCTGATAAGAAACTGAAAGGGGAGATCATTATTATTAACTACGACATTCTCCATCCCTGGATGAACGTTTTATTGGCTTACGGACCTATGGTTCTTGTTACGGATGAATGTCACTATTACAAGTCCTCAAAAGCTAAGCGCACTAAGGCTGTAATGGCTCTAGGAAGGCATATACCGTACGTTCTTGCCCTTAGTGGTACTCCTATAGTAAACCGCCCTATTGAAGTCTACAACGCCGTTAAACTGATTGACCCTACTATCCTACCTACCCGCTTCGAGTACGCTATGAAATACTGCGGAGCTAAGAACAATGGGTTTGGGTGGGATTTCTCGGGGGCAACTAATACTGAGGAGCTACATGAAAAGCTTTCAAACACTATAATGATCCGCCGGAAGAAAGCAGACGTTCTACCCGATCTCCCTGATAAAATGAGATCCTTTATTCCTATGGAACTGGATAATGAAAAAGAATATCAGTTTGCTGAAAAAAACTTCATAGCATTCGTACGCGATAGGAAAGGAAAGGAGGCAGCAGAGCGGGCTAGTAATGCTCAGGCTCTTGTTGAGATCGGGGGTTTAAAACAACTAGCCGTGCAGGGTAAAATGAAACAGACTATTGAGTGGATCACGGACTTCCTAGAAAGTGATCAGAAGTTAGTTGTATTTGCCGTCCATAAATTTGTTATTAATGCTCTTATGGAGGCGTTTGGTATTATTGCTGTAAAAGTAGATGGATCGGTTACTGGAATAAATAGGGATCGTGCCGTAGTGGAGTTTCAAACTAACCCAGCCATTCGTTTATTTGTAGGTAACGTAAAAGCTGCTGGAGTAGGTATAACCTTAACTGCCTCTTCAAATGTAGCCTTTCTGGAACTTCCTTGGACTCCTGGAGAGGTTGTGCAAGCAGAAGACCGCGTCCACCGTATAGGTCAAAGTAACAATGTATGTATTCACTATCTACTCGCCTCTGGTACTATTGAGGAAAAGATAGCTGAGTTGATTGACCGGAAACGTAAAGTACTGGACTCTGTATTAGATGGAGAGGAAACAGATACAAAATCACTATTATCAGAATTAATAAATGAATATGAATAGTTTTATTAAACAAATAAATCAAAAATCAGATGTTTAAAATTAATGTAAAATCAGAAACACGGGTTAGTATCGAAAATCCAACCTCATTCGGTTATTATGATATAACAATCGAGGAAAATTCAATTAGAATAAGAAAATCAGGATTCCTAAGTGATCAAATAGTAATATATCCAAAGGCATCAAATACTATAACCATTTTATAATGCAAAACATTAATCTCATCCGCAAAATAGCCTGGTCCTTCCATAAAACTACTGGAAAGGATTGGGAGGACCTATTCCAAGAAGCCACGCTGGCTTACCTTGAAGCTTTACATTCATACGACCCTAAACGGGGTAAGATAACTACTTATATGTGGTGGTGTATTACCTCCCATCTAAAATCATATCTTAGGAAAGAAGCTACCCTG